CGCCTTTAACCAATTAGTAGCAAAAGCTACCTCCAGCCGCTTACCTAAGGCGACATACGGTTCTTGTCAGAACCGGTAGACCAAAGTGCTAACTAACCGTAGCACTTCGCCAATGGTACTTCTCAACTACGAGAAGCTTTGATCCAACGCTCTCAGAAGCCTGACCGTCTCGGTCGGGGTTCAGGAACGAAGGATTCCTCAGCTTGCGTCCAAAGTAAGCAATATGCTGCCAATCCTCATCACACTTTCGTGTGCGAGGAAGGGTAACACAACTGCGAACACGGACGCGATCGATCTTAGGATCGCTTGGCCACAGGAAGAGTTCTTTAACAAAGTACTCATCGTACTCCACCAAAGGACCTACTCCTGGGGCTCTTGCGCCGAAGATTCGACGGGCCCACTCCCGGACAACGCTGGCAGCGTCTGAAAACTCCTCTCGGAGGTTAAGACGAATACCAGCACGTACGAGACGGTTATGCAGGCGAACGTAGTCATGAGGTCGAGAGCAGACATCTTTCTGAAAGCAGGGAGTAACCTCCCTACCATCAAAATAATGCTTGCCACAAGACTCATAAAAACGACTACCTGCAGCAAATGATTTGCGTTCATTTATCGTGAAGCCCGCCCAGGTTAATACTTCAATAACCGAGCGGTAATCATCACTGTGAACAACCAAATCATCCCCGTATACTGAGGAAACGCCGGCAGTGCAAGCTGCGTGTAGAAGGGAATAGAAGATCAGGGACTCGAGTTCAAAAGTATAGGCATTGCCCATACTCGAGAATTTCGAAACCTGAAACCTCTTACCTTTAAACACGGTGGACTTACACCTAAGATCGTTTAACAACTGATACCACTCAGGTGGCAACAGGAGTTTCACGAGATTGGCGCAAATGGTGTCACTCGCAGAGCTCAGATCGATGGTCGCAAGACCCCAATCTTGAGCAATTCGAGCCAGATCCTGGTTGATCGTCTGGTCATCCAGGTCTACACCAGATCGTTTAAGACGCGAACGTATATAACGACCAATCCCTTGCTGAATAAAGCTATTCAGCGTGGGCTCGGCCGCTATCGGTCGGTGAGTCTTAACGGTCTTTGGCACCATCACCATACGGTTCGAATCGACAATTTTTAATTCGTCGATCGAACCAACGAGCTCCCCGAGATAGTCATCGCCTGCTAAGGCTTGACATACCCAAGGGAGTGCGTCTATGGTAACGGTAGGTCTACAGCTTTTCTCGGCATGTGTGCTACCTCGACGCAAGTCGAAAGTAGCGCCATTACCGAACCGGCACAGCTCAGAAATGCAATCAAACCGCAAGGGGCCGAGTATTTGAGCGATTTTACGCTGGGCGCTAACTATTAGCGTCGGCGCGACGGAGTAGGAACCCGTCGAAGTCTCAAGTTCTAGCCTTCTATTAGTTTGAAAGCACTTCTTCTCGGATGTCATCCAAGTTGAGAATGCAGTCCATTCGGGGTTTATGCTTTGATGCTTAAACCCTTTCCACTTACGCAGAAAGGAGATAAACGCATAGTCCCTTTTGAACTGATCCTCTGAGCCGTACGCTTTGGGATCGATGTCTGTGTTTACGTAAGTCAACACATCGTCGAAGCCAAAGCTCGGGCGAAGACGCTTCTGCAAAACCTGCATCACTGCAAGTTCGACGCTCTCAGAGCGTTGCAGCTCCTTCATGAAGTAACCCCTTAAGAGTTACTGGACGTAGGCAAGGCTCTCCACGCAGGACACCACTTGGGCGTCCGCGAGAAGAGTCGCCATCATCTTCCGCATATCTTTGCGGTTCTGAAGGGTAGCGCGTTCGGGCAGCACGAACTCACTAAAACCGCGCGAAATGTAGCTCACGGTCGGGGCCGGGGAAATCCCGGAGACGGTAGCATTGCTAACCGTTTCCAGGACCGGCTCATGAAGACCGATTTTGATACGATTCGTGCGGCCAGAAGAGTTCTGCTGCGCTTGAGGGACAGCAGGGCGAGAAACTTCCAGCGAGATCCGCCAGTTACCAATAGCATTGGCAGCTGACTGATCTTCGTACCAGAAGACGCCTTGCTTGTCCTTCCCGATCGGAACGAAGGTGTGATTTACAGGGGTTGCCTGAGCGTCCGCGAGGACGATGTTCGAAGCCATTAGGCTCTTTCCAAGGTTAGTTAAGAAAAGCGGATCACTCCGCGAACTCAACCGCGGTTCATCCGACGGTTGAAATAACGGCGAGTCCCGCTCTTCCGAGCCTTTTGAAGGTATTCGGAATAACGGGAGAACTTATCGCCGTGACGACCCTCCAGCTGCTGCGCCAACAAGGCGGCAGTAGACAGGAGGCGAGACGAACCCAGTGAAGCCCTAAAGGACGGAAAGGTATACACTGGATACTGGGGGAGCACCATTCTTTCAATGATTCTCAACTTCGCGTTGCCAGTATAACTGTCATTCACGGAGCGAAAACCAGGGATCGAAGTGACGTGCAAATCCCAGCTGAGGTCACACGCCGTAAGAATCGTCCTGTAACCAGAACGAAACCTACTCGAGTAGAGGAAGTAGGTCTCTGCGTTTCGGAGGTAGCCTCCAATATTCAGAAACCAGTCGACCACAAACGAGTATGGCATGAGTTCCCAGGCGATTGCCGCAGGATTCAAACTAGACCAGCGGTTCCAATCATGTTGATCGGTTCTCAAGTCCATCCCGTAAGACCAGGCTCGTTTTACAGAGCCAGTCGTAGGGAAGTCCCTGGGACCCCACATCGTCATGATGGTAACGTAGTCAGGTTTGAAAGTCTTTGCGACACGAGCGGTAACGTGTTCCGTCTTATTTATAACGACGCGGAGGTTTTCCTCAGCGGCGCCATAAATAGTACTAAGGAGGGGTTTAACACCGTATGTGTACTCAAGCCAGGCGTTTCCGACTGTCTTAAGAGCTCCATACTTGTTAAAAAACCCTTTAGTATAGTCTACAACCGATCGACCAACGTTGAGCATCTTCGCCGTCTTCCCAGCTTCCGCCAGATCAACAGAGACATCTAAGTCTCCGCGGACCTGCTCGGTGAGCTTGGATTGAAGGCGAAACTCCAACTCTTTGTCGATGTCGACGAAGGAGGGCATTATTATTAATGTCCTCGGATCGTCAGGATGTAAACACGGACCACCACCCCAAGAATGAATGCCGTTGTTATCCACGTGATCATAGGCTGCACGACAAGTTATGTCGTCAAACCTAAAGAAATAATCATGCGGAGGAAGCGGGCGTTCCTTCGAACGGGGACCGAAGTAACCAGATTGTGTCCGGTACAGATACTTCTGAGCAGATCGCTGACCAGTATACTGAGGTGCGCCCGAAGAGGGCTGCACCCAAGTATCGAAAGTCGAGTGATAATTCAGATTTAAGTTCTGCACGGAGTCCGCCTTTCCTGGGTGGTTACTATTTTAAGACCTGCCTTCACAGGCATGCCGGTGCGACGGCCAAAAGCAGCTGCAAATGGGATAACAGTGTAGAAAACACGGTGACCCACCGACAGGCGCAGATAGCTTAAACCTAAGTCCTTCACAGGAATAGGTTTCGCACAGAGAAGGCCTTCACTCATTACATAAGAGACCTGGCGTGATCCGTAGCCGCGACGATAAGTTCGCGTTTAGCTTCGTCATCAAGCTTTCCGAGGTGCTCGAGGGCATGTGCTTGCACATCAGCCTCATCGAGATATCCCCGGAGAGCGGTAACGAAAAACTGAACGAGAACTTTCATCAAGACTTCGGACATTCCAGACTCCTAAGTAAGAGGGAAGG